TTTTGCCAGTCAAACGAGCGTAAAGTTCGCCCGCCGATGCTTGGAGGCCACCCGTCGTAACTTCCTCGCGATAACGCCTTGCGATCTCACGCATCCGCGCCGCGTCCGTCGACGCCTCGCCGGCCTTGACGACGTAGGTGTCGATCTCCTTCCGAATCGGCTCGGGGAGCTGCGAGAGCCTCGCCCGATCGAGCCCGAGATTCGTCCACGCGCGCGCCGACTCGTCGGCGAACTTGCGCTCGTCGAGGCCGAGCCGCTTCGCGCGGTCGGTGATCTGGCTGTACATGTTCGAAGACGACGCCTTCTTCACGTTGAGCTCGGCGCGCTCCTGCTCCGACGCGAACTCAGCCTTCACCCCGGCGATGTCGGCGTCGAACTTCGACTTCAGCGCGTCAGACTGAGCCTTCGAAAGCTTCGACGGTTGAAGCTGCGCTTCGAAACGCTGCTCCTGCTGCTTCCCGACGTTCTCGAGGAACTCCTTCCCACCCGGAAGCGCCGCAAGCGACGTCCCGACGAAGAGCTCCGCCTGATCGGGAGCGATCGCCGCCATCTCGGCGGCGTTCTCGAACGCCTTCGCACCGGCATTGTCGCCAGCGTTGCGCGCCGCGTCGGCCTGCTGACGGAGGATCGTGTTCGCCGTTTCGCGGTCGCCCGAACGGAGGGCCGAGAAGACTTGCGCGCCGGTGAGGAGCTTCTGCCGCTGCTGCTCTTTCGTGAGCGCGTCGAAGGACGCGCGCATGTTCTCGGCGACCTCTTTCGGCGCCGTCGCCTGGATGCGTTCGAACATCGCAGTCGTGCGCTTCTCGGGAGGCGTGTCGTAGTACGCCGCGATCGCGTCGCGCTGCGCCTGCTCGCGCTGCGCCTTCGCCTGCATGAGCTGCGTTTCGACCTGCGTCTGCTGCTTCTGCGCCGCAAGCGCGTCGGTGCGCTCCATCATCGAAGCGAGCTGCACGCCCTGTTGGAGTCCCGCCGTCACCGCCTCGGCGGGGTTCGGGACGTTGAGCGTGTAGTTGAGTGGCTGGTTGAGAGGCTGCACCATGACATCACCCGAGATTGAAGTTCATTCCGGTCACGCCAGCCGCGCCCATGCCAGGCGTGTAGCCGCTTCCACCACCACCACCCGCAAGAGGCCCACGGCCCATCGCCCCGAGCCCGCCGAGCGTGCCAAGCGCACCGCCGACGCCGCCGAAGAGGTTCGACATCCCCTGCCCCTGCGCAAGTGCGCCGCCGGCTGCGGCTTGCCCCATCGCGGTGAACTGATTGCCGATGTTCGCCGCGCTCTGCTGCCCAAAGCCAGCGGCGCCCATCGCGCCCTGCTGGCCCATGCCGGCGAGCCCGCCGAGTCCCGCCATCTGCTGCTGGATGAGCTGCGAAAGGAGCTGCGGACGGAACTGCGCGAGGGCCGCTTGCGTGTTGCCGCCGCGAAGGCCGCCCGTTGCGCTTGCATTCTGCAAGATCGCCGATTCGCCCTGTTCGAGCATCGCCTGAAACTGCGGGCTCTGCTCGAGCTGCGCGATCGCCGCCGCTTGCGCCTCGGGACCAGCGAGCCCGAGGAGCGCTTGCTGCTGCGCGAGCGCGCCTTGCCCGGCCTGCATGTACGGCGCGAGAAGGCGCTCCGCTTCGGCCTGCTGGCGACGCTGCTCGGCGATCGCCGACTCGCTTGCGGAACGTTGCGCGCCTGCGGCCTCTTCGGCTGCGCTCTTCTGCGCGAAGTAGCCGCCGACGCCAGAGATGAGAGCGCCGCCAATGATTGCGCCTGCGATGAATGCCATGGTCAACCCCTATCAGATAGGATGTGCTCCTGCACCTTCGCCGCAAGGGCTGCGTTTTCTTGGTGCGCGAGCCACGTTTCGCTCTTGATGACGAGCTGCTCCTCGAGCTTGTCGAGGTCGCGCTCTTCGGTTGCGTGGATGTTCTGCCAGACGCACTCGTCGTGCGTGTAAAAGACCTTGCGACCCGGCTGCGCGACGAAGGTTAGCGGGGCCGCGATGGTCTGCACGCCGCTCGGCGTCGCGATCGTCATGCGCCCCTTCAGGAGCACGCAGACGTGCTCGAAGCGGTGCTCGTGACCGACAAGGAGCACGTCGCCGGGGACGGTGATCTGGCGAACGTAGACGCCGGGGGCGAAGAAGTGATCGAGCGGGCAATCGACTTGCTCATGCTGAAGCATCGCCCCTTCAAGCCGCTCGATCTTCACGGCCTCGTCGTCGCGCACCGCCTCCGCAAGCGTCGTCATCCCTCCTCGAACTCCTTCTCTTCCCACGCTTGGCACGAGCGCAGGTCGTGGCACACGAAGGAGAACTTCGTGCAGAATCCACGGAAGCCCGCGTCCACATCCCACTGGTTCCACGGGATGCGCTCCATCTTGAGCTGCGTTCCCGGCGTGTTGTCGTAGTACTCGCAGTTGGAGCACCGACGACGACGCGCCTCGGCCTCGTCGACCTGCATCGCCTTCGCGAGCGCGCGCCAGTACTCGGCGTTCGCGCCGCGCTCGTTCGACGGCTTCTCGGGGCCGAGCATCCAATCCTGGATGACCATCAGCGTGTTCTTCTTGTTCTCGCTGGTCGACGGGAACGGCTTCTCTACGGGGATTCCGAGCATCATCATCGCAGTTTTCCTCAGGTGAAGGTCACGCCGTTCGCGGAGCCGTAGAGCGCGTTGACGGCGCTCGCGTCCCACTGAATGAGCTCGCCGGGCATGAGAAGCGCGCCGATGACCTCGGGGCAGAGGTAGCACTCGCCGGGGAGGATCGTCTTGTCCTTGATGCGCTGCGACGCGCCCGCAGGCCCGAGCCACACCGAGAGCGTGACGTTGTTCGCGGTCGTGTTCACGAACGCCATGTAGTCGATGCGCGTCTTGACGGCGGTCGACGTGTAGGCGGTGCCCTTCGTGTCAGGAACGAACGCGGGCGCGATGAGCTGGGTCGGGGTGACGGCCATGGTTCACGCCTCCTGCGTGACGGTGAGAATGAGCGAAGGGATAGCAGGGTGGAACGCGCTTGCGGCGAACGTTTCGAGGTACGTCTGCAAGCTGTCCGCCGCCCAGATGATCGAGAAGTAGTCGTTCGGCGCGAGCTCGACGAGGAAGTTCCACGAGGCGACGGTCTCTCCGTCGTTGCCCTTCACGCGGATGACGGAGGCCGACTCGGCGACGCTCGACCCGTTGACGGCAAGCCAGATCCAGAGCTCGGAGTCGGAGCCCTTGTTTGAGTCGACCTGCGCGGAAAACTCGATGTTGTAGACGCCCGCGTCAGCGACATAGAAGACGTCCTCCGACGAGTCACGCCAGACGCCGCGCTCGATGTCGATCGTGTCGCACTTCGCACGCTGGCCCGTGTTGATGGCGACCGCCGTCTGCCGCTTCATGTCATGCCACGCGCCCACGGTGCGCCGCACGGGCACCTTCGGCGGGAGCGTCGCGCCCACCATCGCAAGGCCCTCAATCGCCACCAGGGCGCGTTCTGCGGCCTGCGCGACCGAGAGTGCGTTCGAAGCCTCGATCGCCCCGTCTTGGGCCAATTGCGCGACAACGCCGGCCAGCTTGTTAACCCCGGCGAGGGCCGCCCCGGCGTCGAAGCGCACCGAGTCGAGCCCCTCGGTCTGGAGCTCGTCGACGGCGGTGAAGAGCAGTTCGAACTGGCGAATCTGCTCGTGCTCGTCGAGGAACTTCGCGAGCTGGTCACGGGTGAGGCCAAGGCGTCGGACTGCCATCACCAGGCCAACGGTTCGAAGGTTGCCTCGAGACGGGCGACGGGGATGTGCGCCCACGAGTCGCCCTGGAAGCGCTGCACGCGAAAGCGCCGCATGAAGCCCTGACGACGCCACGCGATGCGGTGCTGACGCTGCGCGTACGACCCGACGCGCACCGCGTGGTCGATGCTCCACGAGAGGCCGTCGAGGCTGTACGATGTCGAGATGACGGGGTCCGTTCCGAACGGCACCGAGCCCGGAAGCGCGATCAGCTCGAGCTCGTTGAAGACGGCGCCGTTGCCCTCGTTGTAGACGATCGGCGTCGTGAGCTCCCAGCGCACGCGGTCGCCCCAGTGCGTCGAGACGTCCTGCGTCGTGCGACCGAAGGCCGCCGTCGACGTGTCGGCGATCTGCCATCCGTCGTAAGCCCAGACGAACCAGCGCGCGCGATACGTCGCGAAGCCCTGGAGCGCGGACGTGAGGATGAACCACACCGGGGCGCCGAGCGCCTTCGCCGCCGAGCCGTCGAAGACGAGCGTGCGGTCGGGGAGGTGGACGTAAAGGAACTCGTGCGCCCGGTCGTTGCGCGCCTCGAGCACCGCCGTCGCGAGTTGCGCTTCGGTGTACGTCGCGAGGATCTCGTCGACCTCGCGCGTCGAGACCTTCTGCGCCGTCGCGTTCACGCCGACGTAGATGCCCGGCGCCTCGTTGCGCCCGCCACCGAGGAACGCCATCGCCTCTTGGTAGATGCAGCAGGCGTGCGTGCCGACGCAGCCCTTCATGATCTGCGCGCCCTCGATGCGCTGGAACGGGAAGCCCACGCCGCCGACGTTGTCGAAGACCTCGATCGTGAAGCGGTTCAGGACGCCGACCTCGTTGCGCACCTTCAGCAGCGCGACGACGGGGTCGGGGTCCGCTTCGCTCGAGGCGTACTTCAGCGGATTGACGGCGAGCGGGTCGTTGAGCTCGGTGACGACGAGGAACTCGCCGTCGGTCGTGAAGAAGTACCCGTCGACCCAGACGACATCCACGACCGTCCCGAGGTCGGGGTCGACGTTCTGCACGAGCGTCGTGCCGTTCGAGTAGTAGAGGTTCCCGCACGACGCGATCGCGAGCTGGTCGAACGAGTAGTCGAACGTGACCGGCTTCCCGTCGTCGCCGACGTTGCCGATCGTCGTCACCGTGCCGAGCGCGTCGATGCGCACGAGGAACGGACCCATGACGCGGTAGAGCGCGCCGTTCCAGTTGATGCCGCCGCGCGCGATGCCGGGGCCGGTCCCCGTCGAGACGAGTCCGTCGCCAGGGCGAAGGTACGCCTCCGAGATGCCCGTCGGCGTTGGCGTCGGCACCATGTTGACCGGGTACGCCGTGCGGAAGTTCGGCGCCGTCGTCGTGTAGATGCCTGCGAGGAGGGGGATTGCGGCCATCAGGTCACTTCCATTTCACGGAGTCGGCCCACCACGCCGCGCTCATCTTGCCCTTCGCGATGTTCTTCGCGTGACGCGCCTTGAACGACGCGCGCCGCTTCGCGTCGGCTTCCGATTCGCCCTTCTTTGGCGGGGAGCCCGAGACGCCCTGCTGCCCGAAGCGAATCAGCTTCTCCTTGCC